TTAGCAAGTTCTTTTTTACGTTGTTCTATTTCAACAACTGTGCCGTTAAGTGCTACATATTGTTCGTAGCATTCTCCTGTACAGGCACCCGAACTGGAAAAACCCGTGTATTCTAAATCTGGGTATATTTTAAATCCAAAGAATATTGCTATTGCAAAGGTGCCTAATAAAGCCATTCCTAATTCCTTCATTACTTACTTGCCTCTACTAGTAATTTAAACTCAGTAAAACCACCTATTTTTTCGCCATCAACAATGATTTGTGGGAATGTTCTTGCACCTGGGAAAGTTTCAAATAATTCCTCTCTGCTAAAATCTTCGTCTAACATTTTGTATGTTAATTCTGCACCTTCTCTTTCTGCTAATGCTTTTGCCTGAACGCAAAAAGGACATGCTGGTTTGCTGTAAATTTCTACTTTCATAATATCCTCTATTATTATTTTTTTATTTATCGAACATCAATTGACAGTTTAACTAAAATGAGATCTATTTGGCTTTCAAAAGACAAAACCATATTTTGTTTTTCAAACCACCTGTCATCATAGTAATTCATATCCTTTTTAGGTATAAAATGCCAACCCCATTTTTTCCTGCAAATTTTATGTATAACAGGTATTAAATTTGCAGATAAGCCATATACAGGAGTAACCCAATTATGTTTAAATACTTTATTATATCCGCAACATTCAGGTAATCTAAATTCAGTCGTCTGCAAAATTGCCTCCATCTACCCAGTCAATATTAGGACGTCTAGAAGTTGGAGATTGCTTAGAAATGTTTTCTAAAATATTTAATAAGTAATTTACATCTAATGTAATTACTGATTGTCCTTTATCTGAAAGATTTTTAAGGGTAAGTTTTAACTTATCCAGATCTTTCACTTAATTTCCTTTCTTTGTTAATTTTCTTTAAAACTAATTTGCATTCGTCCTCAGTTTTAAATGGACCTCTGAATCCATATTTAATTAATGTGCTGTATTTAGGACTATGACCATGTTTCCAACACTTATCAAAGTTTATACAATACCAACCTGCCGCATAGTAAATATCGCTATCAGGTGTTTTAGTATATAATGGAACATCTGGATCATAATTTTCTTCACCTGGATCTAAAGGATAAGGTGTTTCATAATCAATAAGATGTCCTTTTATATAAAAAGAGTCTGGAGTTACTGCAGATTCTGTAATTTGATTAGTAAAAATTTCTGCATTACCAAAAAAGTCTTCTACATCTTTTTCATCATTTAAAGATACTGCTTCTTGACCATTAATGTAGAAAAAATGATTTTGCACATCTTTATTTAAAATACCAATTCGTTTATGGCCTTGAGTAACTAGCCATGCTTCGTCTGAAATTGGTTGTAGTTTAGTTTTAGTTCTAGTTTTTACCATGCTCTATTCTCCTTATTACCATAGTCTTCGTCTTTTCCAACAACCACTCCACCTATTGAATGCAACTGCTTGTTTGGTGTGCCTTTTTCATTTTTAAAAATGTCTGGGCAAACATCGTTCCTCATCTGCCTATATACTTTGTTGCCATCTGGGCTAGTATATATCCAATGAGGGTCGCTAGGCCATTCATCACATATTCGCCTGATTGCCTTTTCCACAGGATCAACATTGTCCATTCATAAACTCTGCATAATCATTTGGGTGTTCGCTCATTCTCTGCAAATTGTACTTTGCACAAAATTTCATAAAATAAATACCCACCTGAGATTTAGGTTGTTGCTGTTTTGCTTCAGCAATTCGTTCCTTGCATTCTGCTTTTATTTCATCAGGTTGTTGTGTAAGATCAATAAGTATTTTGTTGCGTTCAAAATCATCTCTAACTCTGTGTTCTTGTTCTTCATGATCTACCCATCGTTGTAACATAAAGTTATTATAATTATAACCACCTGTGTGCCTATCCTCGAAGGCTTCTGTAATACCTGTTTTATTTTTTGTGCCTTTTAATCTTGCACCAGGGTATGCACTAAAAATATTGTCTGAGCTATCTCCTCTCACACATTTTTCAAACAATACCCATTCAGGCACTACCGGAATTTTCTTTTCACCTGTCTTTTTATCTATTACCCACTCACCAGTTTTAGCATTCTTAAACCCTTCTAAACTTACTATCTGATCTGTTGTGCCATTGTATTGTGTTACATTGTCTGCAAGTAGTTGATAAAAGTCGCTATCTGTACTTATAATCACATGATTATCTTCTGGATGTTCTTGTATCCATGTAGCAATTAAGTCGTCTGCTTCAGCATTGTGTTGTTGTATAACACTACAATTAGTACGTTTATCCAAAAACTCTACCATGTCGTTGTAAGACTCAAAAAACAATTCATCATCTTCTTGTTCTCTGACACTTCTTTTATCCATTGTGACTTTACGGTTTGCTTTGTAAGGTGCATAAAAGTCTTTACGCCAACTACGACCTTCCAAACACATAACTACATGCGAGCCTTTAAAATCATTCCATACTTTTTTAATGCTGTTAAACATAATGTGCATTGCCATACCAACACGCATGTCAATATCTTTTCCACCGCCTACATGTTTAGCACGGAAGAACATGTTTAAACTATCTACTAGTATGTATGTCTTTTTACTCATTGTTAATCCCTAAATCGTCATTTATTATAGCATCAAAAGGTGATTCTGTCAAATTTTTAGTTCTGGTAGCCTCGAAATCTCTAGTAAGATCATATGTTAAAAATTTTCTAAAATTACTTAAAACATACTCTACTTCTGCAGGAGTAAATTCTTGCAGTTGTTTTTCAACTACAGGCTCTATTGACTTAACTAGGATTGCTAGTTTTGTCTTCGCCTGAGTTTCCAGTTGTTCTGATGACATCTACCCTTTCTCCTTCTTGTAATCCATAATCCTGATCTGCTAACTCTTGTATTAAGACAGTCCTACAAACATCGTTAAACCATTTATTTACAACTGCTTCGTCGCTCTCACCTGTATAACCATTCTCATGTAGAAACTTAACAAAGTGATCGTTCCAATCTAATTCCATGTATCCTGCTTTAGCATTTTCTGGATTCACATCTAGTTTAAGAACATTTACATAAGGCTCTTTTTTAATTTCCGCAATCTTTTTTTCATGTTCATACTTGCCTATTTTTCCATTTTTTAATTGAACATTTAGTTTGGCTACCTCTTTATCTTCGTCGGTTTCTTCTTCTATTTGAGCTAGTATTTCTTCTAATTCTTCCCCTTCGTAATAATATTCTGCTTCTGCTATTGCACGAGTCTTACCGGTAAGACCCCAACTAGCAGGCATCATACTAAAAGGTACTTTAGTCTTTTTTGCCATCTTCTTTCTCCTCAATAACTTCTGTTATTCTTTTTATGGTACAAGGCCATAGTGCTGTTCTATTTGACCAACTTATAGGTGTAATACTATCTCCCTTTCCAATGCTGTTAAATCCACCCCACGGTTTAAATTGTAATCCTGTAGCATAAGGCATATCAAAACATCTATTAAAAAATTCTACATCTACTTGCTTTTTCCTGTTAAGTGTAAGTCTTAATGTATCTGTTTCTTCTATCCATTTCCAACTTCTGATAGAATCAACTCTAACACTTTTAATCTCTATGTCATTTTTAGTAACAGCAATACCGTGTTCAGTATAACCTATAATTTTATTATCATCAGCATTTATTTTTTGCGAAAATAAAAATGCAAGTATAAAAAATATTCCTACAACTGCTAATGTTAATTTTTTAACTCTACTCATAATAACTCCTAAGTACCCCAGGCATTACCAAATAAATTAATATGTAATCTGGGACTAAATTTGTATCCTGTATTCATACAAATTTCTGCTACACCTTTTTCTGTAAGAGTTTGTTGCTCGAATGTAGCACCCTCAGGCATAAGATAGACAGAATCTAATTTTACGCCAGATTCTTTATAACTATCGACAAACATATCTACTTCATCTATACACAAATTGTCTCTTACAACAAATTTGTTATACAAATAACTGTTCTCAACTTCGTTCATTGATCTTAAAGCATCAGGTATAAGAGCATCATCAGTACTTTCTCCACTTATACTTAATTTAGGACTTGTACTCCAGGTAACATGTATATCCTGATTCTGTAAATTAAAATAATTTACTAATTCGCTTTTAACTTTTTGTGTTCCATTGGTTTCAAAGGTTACGTTTTTCAACCCAACCCTTCTGCACATATCTAAAAGTGCTGGCCAAACACGTTGCCACCCTAGTAGCGGTTCTCCACCTGTGATCACCAGGTGTATGTCTTCACCGTGTTGGCCAGTGAAAGTGCCATTTGGTAACAATGATGTGATGTGATCAAACACTTCATCTACAGTTTTAGTCATCTGCAAATGTTTATATTTCATTGCCCAACTGGCACTGGAATCACACCCAATAGGTGTGACAGGTAACTCATCTATGCTTTTATATGCTTCTGGATGATTTTTGTCCGCTTTAGGATCTATAGCATAAGGCATCTGATCTGTTGCAATCAAATCACCTCTAGGTTGTCCAAACCCTGCACACTCAAAGTTACAACCAAATACTCTTAAGAAGATACTAGGCACACCAACAAATCTGCCTTCTCCTTGTACTGAGTAAAATGCTTCGCTATACCTGAGCTTCATCTTCTTCCTTTAAAAATTTTATAAATAATTCTTTATCAAAGTCTGGGCCAGCAATATCTAAAATTGCTGAAACAACAATAGTATGTATTTCGCTACTTTCATAACCAACACTTCCATTTACTATGTCTTCAAAAGATTCTATTGCACACATTCTAAAACCTTTATCATACAATAAATTAAAATTATATTCGTTTTCTAAAAATACTTTTCCATATTGCATTACTTTAAGAAAAAATATATCAGAAATACTTGTAATTTCTATAGTAACATCTGAAGGATTGTCTGAGCTATTTCTTAAAATTAAATGTTCGCCGCCACCTAACTTATCTATGTCTGCAATAGCATCTAAACATTCTAAAACCTCTACTGGTTTTAATGGATATCTTGCACAAATCCAATCCATATGAGCTCTATCGCAGATAGAATCTACAACTTCTCTAACAGGAACGGCATGCCTTCCATAAATTAAATGTCCGTTACGAGTACTAATCATTATTTGTCACATGCATATTGTTGCTGTAGTTTAATATTATCAAAAAATTCCTTTTTAGTGCTTTGATCTTCCATAAACCTACCTTCTAACACAGTTGTTTGTGTTAAACTACTATGTGCTAACACACCTCTATTCTCTACACAACCGTGTGTGGCTTGTATATAAACACCTAAGTTTTTACTTCCTGTTGCTTTCATAATTTCTCTAGCAATATCATTAGCAAGTTCTTCTTGTAATGTACCTCGTCTTGCACACCATTGTGCTATTCTAGTGTATTTAGAAAGCCCTATAAGAGTTTCTCCTGCAATAATACCAATGTAGGCAACACCTTTAACAGGCTGATGATGGTGAGAACACATACTTTGTATTTCACTTCTTACTACCAACATACCTTTGTAACCTTCTTCTATGTCATTAGGAAATGCTGTGGCATTAGGCATATCATTATATCTGCCCCACATAAGTTCATTGATATACATTTTAGCAAGACGTTTTGCAGTACCTTGACTGTTAGGATCATTATGTCTATCAATAATAAGTGTATCTAAAACACCTTCAAAATGAGGAATAAGTTCTTCTATAAGAGCCTGGTCATCGCCTTCATCCATAAATTGTGCAACATTATCACTTGCCCAATACTTTGCTCCGGCTTCTTTAATTCTTTGTGTAATTTTATCACTTACCTTCATTTTGCTTTTCCTTGATTTGTATCTTTAATTCTTCAATTTCTCTTTTAAGAGTTAGTTTTTCCAACTTCTCTTGCCTAATTTTATCATCACTATCATGATGTTCCCAATGTCTTGTAATCTTTTTATCTAGTTCTCGGTGTATGTCTTCCAAATGTTTTAAATGATTTGTTAAACTTTGTACAGTACTCATTTCCACCAATCCTCATAAGGGAAAACAATCCATTTTTCCTCATCTGGTTTTACTTTATTTCCAGTAAATTCTACATCAGAAAAATTACTGCTTTCTTTATCAAATAGTGTAGCATACTTTAGGCTGTCATGCAAGTAAATGTTATTATTATTTTCTGTGCTGTCCCATTCACTTACTACACCGCTCATACCTAATAATGTACTTCCAGAATCGTTTATATCATCAACAAGTAATATATTCTGCATACTGTATTTAGATAAAATGGTTTCCAATCTAGTGGATTCCTTGATCATTTCATGGTCTCTTGTTTGCCATTCAAAGCCATGAAAAGGTACTTCAAAATAGTGACTTAGCATTACACCCATAACAAAGGCTCCTCTACCAGGACCAATCACTACATCAGGCTTCCAGCCACTAACATTTATTTGCCTTGTTATTTCACTAAGGTCATTTTTAAGATCTGTATTAGAATAGTAAAGTTTTTCCATATTATTACTATAGCAGAAAAACAGTTTTTGTCAAGTTATTTCTTTTTAGAACTCTGATATTCTATTTCTGTTTTAACAATATCCTCTAAAGTCATAACAGGTTCCCATCCAAGCTCATCTATCGCCTTAGAAATATTTGCATCTGTTTTTTTGGCGTCTCCTTCTCTTCTTGGTCCATATTCTACATCTACTGATTTTTCAGTTTGTCTTTCTACTTCTGCTATAACTTGCTTAATGCTTTTAGGTGATCCTGCACCTATATTAAAGATATCACTTTTACTACCATCAAACAAGTAGTGTAGTGATGCCACATGAGCTGTGGCTATATCAAATACATGAGTGTAATCTCTTACACAGGTTCCGTCTATAGTATCATAGTCGTCACCATTTACCTTGAATTTTTCATCATTGAGTGCCGCATTTACTAACACAGGCAAAATATGTTCTTTTGGTTCTAATTGATAACCAAAGCCTTCATAACTACCTGCGGCACAAAAATATCTTAAACTTGCAAATCTAAAGTCATGTACTGCTGACAAATCCTTAAGAATGGTTTCCACCATTAGTTTTGTTCTTCCGTATGGTGTTTTAGGATTACATACATCTATTTCAGAATTTAATAGATTGTCTGAATCACCATAAACAGAACTTGAACTGCTAAAAACAAAATGTTTTACACCACCGTCTATAGCATGTTCCAATAATTTTATGGAGTTCTCTACATTATTTACATAATAGTCTTTTGCCTGTGCTATGCTTTTAGGCACACTATGATGTGCGGCTAGATGTATAATTGCATCCGGTTTTGTCATTTCTATAATGCCTTTAACTTGGGAATTATTAATATCAAAAGGATATTGGGTAACTCCTTCTATAGGTCTTTTTACTCTATCTAAGTTTATTACATTAAAACCTGACTCTACTAATAATTTACAGGTTACTGAACCTATAAATCCACTTCCGCCGGTTACTAAAATTGTTTTATCTTCCATATTATCTTCCAAACCAGGAACCAAACACATCGTTAGAATTTGTTATTTTGATTCCTTTTAAATTATAATTAGTTATTGCCTCTACAACCATATCAACACTTTCTTCAAATCTGTCAAACAATTTTATGTCAGGATATAGCTCAGGATAAACTAATCTGTTAGGCAGTACAGGCGTACAACCTAAATACACGGCTTCAGCAACACCAAAACCGAAGTTTTCTTGTAAGGCATAACTTACTATAGCCTTACTTTTACCAAGTAGAGCATAGTACTCCTCCTTGGATAAGTTTTCTTCCTGCGTCTTCACAAATCTAACAGGAACATTAACTCTTTCAGAAACTTGTTTTGCCAATTCATCAAACAACCAAGGTTGTTTTTCATCACAAATTCTACCATTAAAGACTACAATGTTATCTTTTTGCTGTCCTTTGTGTGAATCGAGCCCTGTGTAATCGACAGGCAATCCTGTAACAACCAACTTGTCAGGGCTCACGATACGTTTTTTAATAATATCTTGTCTGATAAATTCACTTGCACAAAAAATTGTGTCACTTATATCAAATATAATGTCTTCAAAATTCTTTGCCCAACGTTCCATATCGCGAACAAAATCTGTGTCTGTAAAACTTCCTGCATGAATAATGCCTGTAATCTTTACATCAATTTTATTGAAGTATTTCATATAGGCAATATTCTCAATACCAGGAAACCAAATATCACTAAAAAAGAATCTGTCGCCTTCAGCAATTTCTCCTCTTTCAAACATAGCAGATATTTCTGCCATTTGTAATGATTTAAATTTGCTAGTAAAGGCGGCATTCAAAAATTGTCCTTCAGGAAGTGGAGGAGTTTCATAAGTAGGCATAATTTTTACATACTCTAAATTATTACTTCGCAAATAATTTTCAATATCTCTATCCATATGAACAGTATATCTACCGTCAATATGTTCTAAAGGTACGTAAATAATCTTACTCATCTTTCTCCTCTAAATTTCCATAATCAACAACATCAGTAATTTTATCAGTTAGACTTTGTGCAAAGTCATTCTTTTTATCTGCCTCTTCTTTGCTAATTATATTAGGCTTAGATTCAGTATTACTTTTGTTGCTCATTGAAGTCATTACATTGAATTCCTTTTATCTTGGATTTCTCCACGTCTTGTTTTTGCAAGTTTAATCATTTCCATAAGAGCCTTTCTTGCTCTGGCAGAACTGGCTTTAACACCATTCTGTTCGAACTTTTCATGCTCTGCAAGATATGTTTCCATTGCAACTTTAATTTGTAAATGTGTTTCCATTATTTTTCTCCTTCTACTGGGTATTCCATTTCGCAACCGTTTTCATTATCTTCGGCTACCGAAATCTTTATGTATCTACCAGGATATCTATCCTGAATTTGTTGTGCTAGATCATCTGCAATCATTTCGCACGATTTAAAGTCTAGTTGGATAATTCCATCACCATAAAGGCTTTCCAACCATCTTTTGAACTGTATAAATTCTATTTCTCTATCTGCATGATAGATTTCAATCCACACTTTAAAGTGAAAGATGTGTCTATGTGGATATCCTAAAAAACTAACATCATATTCGTCGCCAGTTGCTAGTTTAGGATCTTCTAGTGCCGCAGGATATTTGTGAATACCTTCTTTACTAAATGTTACCCAAATACTTCTCATACAATTCTCCTTACACTATGTTTGTTGCTTGTGGTCCTTTCGCACCTTCAACAACATCAAATGTAACCGCTTGATCTTCTTGTAAGGACTTATATCCGTCACCTGCTATTGCTGTATGATGTGCAAACACATCTTTACTGCCATCGTCTGGTGATATAAATCCAAATCCTTTACTTGAATCAAACCATTTTACTTTTCCTGTCGCCATTCTATTTTCCTCTTTTTGAAGTATTACCTTCGTTATTAAATTCTAAAGGTCCTTCCTTCAAAACTACATGTCCATATGGACAATGTTCTTTCATTATTTTTCCTTATTCTCAACGGTCAATTCTAATCCATTATAAACAAGCCATTCAGTATCTTCATAACACCAACCTGCTTCTTCTAATGCCCAATGACCATCTTCTTCCATAATGTTCTCTGCTTCTTCTACAAGTTCAGCATCAGCAGGTCCTACAAATTCCCAATCGTTTGTGTGTCCTTGTCCAGACTCTACAAATTCCCAATCAGGATACATATTCATATCGATTACATCATCATCAATTGGTGGAAGTACATCATGCATTTGTTCCTCAGTACCAACAAAAAACCATTCGCCACCGGTGTAGCCTTCTGTGTAAGAAAATACAGTTCCGTCTTTTTCGTAGATAACTCTTTCCACTAAACTCTTTTTGTTTTTAGGTTTTAAAATATATGTTTTTTCAATCATCGTGTAGAACTATTACCAACTAACACCTATTGTAACACTTAAAATATTATTGTCAATCGGATCTTCTGTATATGTATTAGCAAGTCCTAATACTATACCATTATCAAAGTTATAATTAAGAGATGTTTCGTTTCTAACATAATCGTCAGCACCATCTCCCCATTCTATCAAATATTTGTTAGTTAAATTTACTCTATCTGCTAACTTATAAAAAAACCATAAACTGTTTCTGTAAATTACTTCATCTAACAAGTCACTATTCAAATAACCTATTGATATTTCATTACTTGCTTTAAATTTTTCTGTTCTTAAAAGTTTATAACCGTAACCATATGCCATACTAAGTCTTTGCTTATCTGCTCTAAATTTATCATTATCATAAATTAATTGAGTAAAAACGTAATGCTTAGGAGCAAAAGTATAATTTATTTTAACACCTGTGTATAGTTCATCTAAAGTTTTAATATCTTGGCTTTCTTTATACACATAATCAAATTCAAATATTCGTTGCCATTTATCACGTTCCCACTGACCATCAACACTAGCATTAAATGTAGATTCATCACTGTTTATAAAAGTGCCTCCAATGTTAGCACTACCAGATGCAAAGGTTTCTGCTGTAAAAAACAGCATTACTATTGCTAAAAAATTGTTTAAATCTGCCTTCTTCATACTTCTATTTAATACTTCTCTAATTCCTTAATCACTTCTTCAGGAATATCTGCACCTGTTTTAATTAAAAATCTTAATACTAAAATTAAAAATTCTTGTATATCTTCCTCATATTCAAAATTACCTGTATATGAGGCATTCATTTGAATACCGTCTTCGTCTGTAGCGGTTAAATTTATTTTCATTCTATTTTCTCTATATTACCAGGCTCTAAAGGAGTATTATATAAGGCAGTAAATTTTTTATAATTTTCCCAATCCCATTTTTTTATATACTCTCTATATTGCTCAGTAAGTTCTAACTCTATATTAATCTTTGCTTCTGTTAAACTTTCAAAAATATAGTTCCAATCATTTATAAGCTCTAATGTTCCTGGTGTAAAACTTTTTTTATATCCTAATCTTACAATGTTGCATTTGTGGTTTAATGCTCTTATAAGTATATCTTTGGGATTTTGTAATCCAAATACATACAAAGTATTATCACCTACATAAAACATTATGCCTCAAAATCTCCAGACATGATATCATGTGTTTTTGCACTAACATCATCGTCTGCATCAAACTCCTCTTCTTCAAAAAAGGCGCCAAATCCTGCATTTGTTTTTGCACCAAAACTAAGTTCATTTAACAATTTAATATTATCTTCTATTAGTTGATATGGATCTGGACAAGCAGGATCTAATACTTCCTGACAAAAACTATCAAAGTATAATGCCTTTGCAGGAACATAAGGACTAAACTCATTGCTTTTGCCTGAGCTCTTGTCATTTATGTAATCAGTGTAATGTACGTTTGCTCTGTATTTTTCTACATCTGCTAGTCTGTTTGCTTCTTGTACCGCGGTTATGTGATTATAAACACTATGTCCCATATAATATAAGTAACTCTGTGTGTCCCAACTTGTACTGTCTGGACCTTTTGCTTTACCATTTTTGTCTAAGTCTCCTTCTGCCATTGCACAAATATCTCCAACAGTAAGTCTGCTCATTATAGGAGAGTGTGCAAAAGGCATAGGCAAGTCAGAGCCTTTAAGTGCCTGATTATCTATTGCTCTGTCCATCAAGTAACTGAACTTTTTAGGATGGAAACTATTATGTGTATATGTACTACCATATGCACTATTAACAAATGGACTTGCGGCATCCATACTCAAGCAGATATTTGGACTATCATGTTTTCTTAACATTCTTTGTATGCTTGTCAAATAACATGCCCAATCAAGTTTGCCTGTACCCAGGAAGTGTATCCAACCTTTTCCTTCTAGTAATCCATCCTCTCTAAGTTTTAAAATACGTCTTAGTGCCATTCTCATATTACGTTTTTGTAAGTCAGCAAATGCATAACCTTCTAATGCAAGTTCGCTATTGCCATATGCTTCTTGACAAAACTTAGGATCACTAAAGTGTTTTACTTTTTCATACCATTCATCACATGTAGGCTGATCAACACCACTCATAACATTTAAGAACTTACACTTACCAGGTGTTCTGTTCTTCATGTAGTAATCTAAATTATACAAACTAATTGTCATAGTTTGCTCAAATGTTTCTAATCCTGTTTTCTTATTAAAAGGAGGGAAGGCCGCAAAAGGAGGAACATCAAGTGTCATAGCCCAGTCACATTGTTCTTCCTCCCATTTAAGAATTTTATCTACAAGTTTTTCTCTTTCAGGATCATTTGGATTAATTGCGTTCGCCCAATCCATTTTAATGACACCAGTAGCAATCTGGAAACCACCTGAGTCTCCTAGTATCATTGTCTTGCTTCTATCTCTGTCAGTAATCATAGGCTCAGTATCTAGTTTTTCTAAATCCAGTTGAGCATGACCGGCTGAATATAATCCCCAGGGATAATGATAATATGTGTCTTTGTCTTTTAGGAAATCCATACCCCCATGACCTAACTCAAAGCCTTCAGGAACTCTTGGAGCAACTTCTTTTTGTAGGTTGTCTAATTGTTTTACATAAAAACTACTAATAGCAGGTAAATAGAATGCATAATCTTTTTGTGTCTTTCCTAAATCTATCATTTAACTTCTCGCAGGTAACAGGTATGTATATTTTGCCAATCCACTATCTACAACTATTTGTAGTAAGCCTTGATCATTGATACTCAATACACAATTTCCTGTATCACTAAGTCTCAATATTTTTAACACAATGTCTAATGGCCATTTCCAATCACCTGTAATGCTACCATCAATATCAGCATTTATTAAAATTTTTGTTCTGTCGCTTATACCATCTCCAATGTGAAACCATAAACTAGTGCCATCAGTTTTAGGACTAAAGTTTGCCTCAAATCCACCTAGCACACTATTAAAGTATGATAAGTCTTTTAAATTTTTATCACTAGGGACAACATTTAAATCAAACTCAGCACCTTTAAATTTAATTGCTTTTAATTGCTGATTAATTACATCTGCTAACATGAATCTGTAATGTGCGTCATTACCGTCAGTACTAGTAAATTCTACCTCAACAGGAACAGTTTCTCCATTACGATCTTGAGTATTAATTTTAACATCAGAACCTTCTCCATCAAAACCAGGATATTGTAAATAACCTTGTAGTACTTGCATTCTGCTCAAACCTACAGTTGCATCTACAAACTCAGGATATGGATTGTGTGTTTCTCCTTTAAAGATCACAGTTTTGTCACCATCAACTGTTTCAACAGTAGTTTTTTCAACGTCTCCTGTAATCTTTACCATTTCAAATATACCTAAACCATGTGTGTGTTTAAGTACATCTTTTAGTATGTCTTTAATTGCCATTCATTTCTCCAAAGATTATTTTATCATTATACATTGTTATTTAGATTTGTCAAGGAAAATACCACCATTTTTTTAGATCAAAATTCAAAAAAATGATTAAAAGTTTCACTTTGTTTTGTTTTACTAAGATCAAATCCCATAGGGCCTAACACATTCTCTATCTTTTTATCTAATACAGTTTCTTCCATAGCCTCTTCATCAAAAGGCAGTTCTTTAAACCATTGTGGCAGATTCAATTCATCAGTAGGATAAGCAATACTAGTATAACCCATGGGATTATTCTTTAACTTACAAACAATTACCTTCATTCCATCTGTTACACTAAGGCTATATGCATCACTGTTTGCTTTTCTAAGATTGTTCCAATTTATACTTCCTCTAACATGTCCAGGTATCATATTATTTTGACCTTCATTTTTAAGAGCATTCAATTTATGTAATGAATTTGTTTGTGGTGCTGTGGCTTTATCTAACATTTTTGCAGTATATAATGTAACATTATTTGCACGTTTAGGCATGCCTTTGCCCCAGGGATCTAAATTCTTAAAGTAAGCCTTAAAGTCTTTTATTTTTTGTATAATATGATCTTCTCCAAGACCATTTAAGGAATCAATTAAAAGTTCTTCTAAAAAGTCTTGAATAAATTCAGGAGTATCAGAACGTTTAATTTCTAAACCCATTGCTTTGAGCTTGCCGCCTTCAGGTTGATATCCCTCAATGTCTAAACATAATATACCATATCGCTTCTTGGTTAAAAATAGTCCTGCTTTACCAACTACTTCTCTACCTGCCTTCATTACCTGTCCTGTTTCTAAAGGCACGTTAAATGTATCTTTTAAAAACTGTGGAAACGTATCACTTACTGTATTAGATATGTGATCATACAATTTAATTGCACTATCCATATCTAGTTGCTGATCTCCCATAACAGGTGCCGCACTAAAATACACAGAGTCTGTATCTCCATATATAATACAATCTCCCTCATAATCATATTCACCTGTTAGCATACGATTTGTTTCTGCCGCCATGTGTTTAGTAATTGCTCTGCCTGTTAATGTTGTACTTTGTCCAATACGTTTATCATAAAATCTACAATGCGGATTTAATATTGCACCATACAAACTGTTTAACTGAATCTTTTTAACTAACTGCCTTTTATCCCAATAAACTTGTTCTGCACCTTCTGATTCCTTTTTCTTCTTCTGCATACGTTGTCTGTCTGCATACCAGTTCTCTAATAGTCCAGGCACAATGCCTTGGAAGTCTGTTTTAAAGATAGTACCATTAGCACTGATATTCCACGGTTGCCCACTATTAAAAACTAAATTATAAACATCAGCACCTGTAACTTCATGTGTGCCACCATCGTCCATATCCAGATGCATAACATGATCTACATCTTTGCTTTTTACAAACTCAAACTCATTAGTACCAAACTTACCCTGCCAGGCATCAGCAAAACTTTTCTTTTCTAATCGCATAGCATTGTCTATTTCTTCTTCTGTGTAATCTAAACGTAACTGCCCTACAACTGTTTCAGGAGCCATATTTAAGGCTCTAAATACACTAGGATATAGACTGTTTAAATCCATACTGCCTACCCATTCATGGAAACCTTTTTTAGGAGTTGCCACAAAGGCACCTGCGGCTGTATCACGTTCAGATGCTTTAGGTTTGTCAGGCACAACCATATCACGTCTGTGTGCTTCATTTATAATTGCTTGTTCTGTTGTTGCAACGGCACCCATTGTGGTTGGAATCAATACAGTATTCTCATGTGCAATAATATTTGCAAGATCTATAAACTGTAATTTTTTATCCATTTTGTCCAGCAACATAACGTCTTGTATGTTGTATTCACAAAATTTTAGGAAGTCATGGTTGTAAAGTCTGTCTAAACTACCTTCATAAGGAACTTTTTTCTCTCCAACTTCCATTTCTCCAATGTAGTCCAATCTATAACTATGTCTTTCTTCATAGTTGTATTTTCTATACAGTTCTAAATAGTCTAAATGTATTCTGCCAATTAAGTCATAAGTATTGACTTCGTTACCATATTTTTCATAACTTCTTGCTTTAGGTAATTTTTTTAACAAACACATACGTCTTGTTTCTGCCTTACCCATTGTTTTAGTAATTCTGTTTATTATATAAGGTATATCATATCCTTCACTGTTCCAACCTGTAAGTACGTCTGCGTCATCTATTATTTCTAAAAATGTATCTAACATTTCTTTTTCTGTTCTAAACAGCATAACTTCAGGCAAAGGCTTTACAACTTCTTGTGCCTGTTCCCAAGTCAAAGTTTTAGGGGGTACTGCTAAACACACCATGGCGTCCATCCATTGCAGATAAACACCTATTGCTGTAATTGGAGTAAAAGGATTATCAGGACTACTGTACCCACGTTGTGGATCAAAATCTACCTCAATATCTAAAAAACAAACATTTAGATTAGGAGGCTCTGCATTTACATATTGTTCTGCTAAAACTTTGTTTAGTGGCCGTAAGTCGCTTTCAAATAACTGATTGTTGTTGTTTATACCTATGTTCTTCTTGAAATCTTTTAAACTAGAGCATTTAACTTCAGTTACAGGATCACCATATATGCTTTTGTATTTTCCGTTAGGATCTGCATAATAAAAATTATGTATAGGCTGTGTTTCTTTGATAACCCTTTTTCCATCAACACGTTCTATAACAGTGACAATGTCTTTGCCTTGCTCATAAAATGCATCAACGTAACTCATAGATGTAGTGTCTCCATACTGTAATTATACAGTATATTTGTAAAATGTCAATAGATTATAATGTTTTGCCAACTGATTCCAGGATTGTTTCTAACTCGTCAAAGTTATCTCTTTCATCAGTAAATTTAGCCTTATGAGCCACTTTAATTGCTTTCATTAAAATGCCTGGCTTAAGATCCATTTCTTCTGCGATTGCTTTGACAGTTTCTCTTAATCCTGTATTTAGAGCATCAACTTCATATAGAACTTGATCTCCTTCTTGGACTAATTTTTTTAGTCTTGCGATTTCTTCTTGATTGAAAACTTTATTAAATGCCATATTATGTGTCCTGTATGCCTATATTTATTTGTAATGGTTCTATTATAGCAGAGTTTTCGGTTGTGTCAATATTAATTTCTAAAATACCTTTTATACCTGGAAATTGCTGGAAAGATATTTGCTCTAGGATAGAGCGATCTGTAATTCTTTCGTTAGTTTTTTTATTAAAAGCAACAAACTCGTCACCGTTAAAATGAACTTCTACAAACATTAAACTTCAACAGATGCTTCAAATGTAAATTTTAAGTCGTCGAATTCTTGAAACAGCATGTCAGAAATTTCGTCTCCTTCTTCTGCATCTATTTCATCTTCTAAAATTGCTTCATATATCCACATATCACCTTTATCATCTTCACTGGTATAGGCCATAACCTCTACACCAACTTGCTGTTTTTCTTCGTCATATGCCTTGAGAAGTTTTGTGGGCACGACACTCTGCACAATATCATAATACACAATGACATCTTGGTCACTGAGCTCTTCTCTTGTCAGCATTCTTACAAAGTGTTTTACAAACATATTATCTCATTATTGCCCAAACAATTATACTACCTAGCAAAATACCCTCTAACCAGGCTATCCATAAAGCCACATATTCTGAGGGCAACTTGGCTACTATTCTGTTAGTAAAATCTTCGTGCCACTTAAAAAACTTTTTTATCATAAATTATTGCTTACTAAAGGCTTTTCCTGCCTCACTAATACCAAATGCACCAAGTGTAACTACTACAAATGATGTATAGATTGTGTCCGATATTTGTAAGTCCATGCCCCAAAATGCGGTGACTAGGTCACATATACCAAATGCTACCATAATACCAAATGATATAAATCCAATGATAGATTTTTCATTTATATCATTTTCATCTCTAAACAATGCTCCGAACGAAAACCTTTCAACTGGTTTTGCGGCCGCAGTTGCTATTTTGAGCTCTTTTCTAAGAATCTCCATTTCATTGATCTTGTCCTGTGCTTCATCAACTTTAAGAACAAGTTCAGTATATTTTTCAAGATCAACTGTTACGTTGCCTTTTCCTTCTACCTCTGCCATAGTATTTACTCCTTTGTGTGTCCTACAATACTATTTATCAGGTAAAGAAAGGAAACCCTGCAAGATCTTAAGCAGGGTTCATTCAAGTCTTGCTGTTTTAACATTGTCGTCAGCATTCGACACGCAAATATTGGCTTTTAGTTTAAAGAGTCTCTAAACCTCCGGGCACCCGGGAAATCGCTCTATTAAAATCCGTTTGTCATATGATCATAAGACTCGTCACAATCTTCTAATCTTTTGCCACATACACACTTCTCTGTGTTTTCACCTTCAATTTTAATTCTGTTTAAAATGGTTTCGAATCCTGCATGATATTTGCCTTTGCTTTGTGATTTAACAAACCCAGTTACTGTAACATTTTTTCCTACAGGTAATTTTTTATCAAAAAAGAATTTTAAGATATGTTTGTTATCTATACTACAAGTAACAATGTAACTCATAGTCCTAGGAATATATCTGGTGAATTCTACCTTGCCAGTAAAAGTTTCTCTTGTATGTAATTTACCTATTTTTTCACTTGTTCTAGATAATTGTATTTCTTTGTCAGTCCATTTATCCTGCTCAAGTTTGTTATAATAAACTTTTGGCAGACTGGCCGCAATACCTAATTTTTCTTTACTAACAGTTGCAGAGCTTACTAATTTTAATACGTTACTTTCGAACTCTGTGAGTTCGCGTTCAATTGCTTTAAAAGTAAGACCTGAAAGATATTCTTTTACTTCGATTCCCATTTGATTATCCTCATCTAATACATCAAATGTTTTAGAAGTATAAAAATAATCGTAGAGTAAATCACTATTGCAAGTATGTTTTTCATACTTTTTATCAAAACGTACTTGATCTTTTTTAATAAACCCGTTATTAATTCTATGAGCGGCACAACTTACTGCTAATACTTCATCTATTTTAAATTCCATTACAAATACTCCTTTGATAAAAAATTATAAATATCTTCCCAATTTTTAGCAACAAAGCCATCAATCTTGATGTCCATATTATGGCCATGTTCCATAAGAATACCTTTTAAACCTTCACTTACACCAGCAAGTAAATTTTCTGGTTTGTCTTCTATCCAATATGCACCTGGATACTTTTTACTATATTCTGTAAGTATTTCATCTTTGTCTGCACCTGTATCTAAACAAACTACCTCTAAAAATGCATCTCCCATCAATTTTTTAAGATTTCGTTCTCTAAGTGTTTGTGCATAGGGATCTAAACTTAAACTAGTAATAGCAACAAATTTTATACCGTGTTGCTCATGTAATTTTTTAATAAAGTATTGTGCGTCTCTTAATGGAGGAAGAAATCCTATTGCCGCACTTTCGTTAAATTGCTTAACTAACTTACTGCCTTTTTCATACGGCATTCCGTATCTGTCACCAATATTATATTTGTACTGATATCCTTCTACTTTTTGATGTCCGTGGTGTTCCATCCATACAGAAAAGCCTTCTTCCCAATCCAGTACTACACCATCTATATCTGTTAAAATTACCTTTTGTTTTCTACTCATTTTTATTTCCTATATTACATAACTATTATACTAAAAAACAAAGGTTTGTCAAGTGTTTTTAGGTAAATATATGTATGGCATTTAAAAGATCAACAATTTTTCCAGATTATATATATGAAAGTGATTTAGAAATATCAAGTGAATTAAATCAAAATATACAACAAGGCATATCAGCATCTAAAGATTCTGGCATAACAATAGAAATGAACTATGGATGGCATACAAATAAACAATTTCCTTTAGAAGGTGTTTTGCCACAAGTTTCTAACTTAATAGCAGAAGTATTTGTAAAAAACGTTGTTAAAGATTTTAAACTAAAGGTTGAAAGAAATATAGATTTATTAAATCCGTATCTTATAAGTGTAGCACCAAGACATTCATATCCTGTAAATATTGAACCACAAAGATGGTATAATGGTGCTTTGTTTTTACAAACAACAAATAAAGGGTCACATCTGGCATTGCATAATTATGGTACAAAACTTTATGCAGGTCAAAACACTCAAGAAAATACAATTTTTATAAAACCTAAAAAATATAAAATTGTATTTTGGCCTGCTCATATTCCCTGGAGTTTAAGTCCAAACATGAGTATGGTAGATAGTATTACACTAATAACATCATTTAGAGCAGATGCTAGAAGATAAAAAAGGGCGGTAAAAACCGCCCTTTAATGTTACTCCCTACCTAGGATTAAACGTAATTATAATATACTGAGGCCACAGCCGCACCTGCTGAAGGTGAAACTGGGTTGTCACTAGCGTCAAAGAATGCTACGGTAACCGCCGCATTTTTTGTTAGCTCAACATCGCCATCTAATTCTATGATGTAGTTTCCAACTGTAGTAATATCTGCGTCTACTCTAGCAACAATAGTATTACCAGCACCTGCATTTTCTTTAACAGTAACGTAATTTACATTATTACCACTAAATCCTGTGCTTACTTTTAATACCATTTTTTCTGCATAGTAAGTTCTTGAACTTACATTAGGTACTGTACCAATAGAAACAGTTGAATTTCCGCTTGATATAGCACTTCTTAATAAAAGTCCGTCACCACCATTGTTTTCAACATAGTCAATAACTGCCGCTGAAGTTGGAATAGTAGTATCATTATCGTTACTACCAATACCGTCTGCTTCATCAACAAATTTAGTAACAGCAATGCTCTCACCTGAATCTGTTAATGTACCAAAACTTACAACACCACTAATTGTAGCACTTGTACCAGTAAATCCTGCCGCTTCAAAGTCAGCCGCTGTTAGTGTCAAGTCACCTGTACCTGAACCATCAGCAGTTGTTGTAGCCGCTATAAACCTATCAACACTTTGATCCCATCCTAAGAATCCGTTGTCTCCATCGGAACCTCTTTCGTAAATGTGACCAATGTCGTTAGGGTTAGCACCGGTTAAACCAGATTGTAGAACAACCAATGTATCTGAAATAGTTGTATTGGTTGAATTTACACTAGTAGTTGTACCACTAACAGTTAAGTTACCACCAACTGTAACATCACCTGATGTAGCAATAGTTGTAACACCACTTAAAGCACCACCTGTAAGTGTTGCTGTTCCGTCTGTTAAACTACCACCTTGGATTGCTCCACTGGCTGTTACGGCTGTTAGTCCTGACAATGATGTGTCAAGGTTTACAGTTAATGTGTTTCCACTACCTGCAGTATTGATGTTAGTTCCACCAGCAACAGTAAGTGTTTCACTATCTAAATCAATTGATAGAGCACCACCTGAATCGCCTTGGAAGTCCAAGTCAGCCGCTGTTGCAACTGAATCCACGTATGCTTTAACTGATTGTTGTGTAGGAACAAGAGTAGCACTATCACTAGCCATGTTGTCTTCATCAACAAATCCAGAAATACTAATACTACCATCACTTAATGAACCAAATTGTACGGTTCCTGAAGCAGTAATATCTGTAGCACCTGTAATTGCACCACTTGATGCACTTAAAGTACCGTCTGTTAAAGTTGTTGCACTTACACTTGTTAATCCAGATACTGAACTTGCTAATCCAACAGTAATAGTATTGTTACTAACTGTTGTTGTAGTTTCGTTTGATGTACCTGCAAAGTTTAATGTATCAGTTCCAACTCTTACAACGTCATCTGTACCACTATCAGCACCAACTGTTAAGTCTGAGCTTATAGAGGCTTCACCGGCCGCTGTAATACGACCTTGTGCATCAACTGTAAATGTTGGAATTGCAGTAGCACTACCATAATCTCCTGCTGATACGGCAGTATTATCTAGGTCGAGTGTTACAGTATCAGTAGCCGAAACTGTTGATGTAAGTCCTGTACCACCTGCAACAACTAAAGTGTCGCCACCATTAACTGTTTGAGTGTTACTACCATCACTTAATGTGAATGATGTACTAATTGACGCTGTATCTACTTGTGTAATTTGTCCTTGTGCATTAACAGTTAAAACTGGAATTGCTGTAGAACTACCAAAACTACCTGGTGTAGTTGCGGCATTTCCTGAACCCATTTGAGTGTCAAGATTAAATGTAATGGAGTTACCACTACCTACAGAACTGATTCCGGTTCCACCTGCTAAGGTTAAAGTTTCTGAATCAATGTCAATGCTTAATGCTCCGCCACTGTCGCCTTGGAAATCCAAGTCTTGTGCAGTAACTTGAGCATCAACGTATGCTTTAACAGATTGCTGTGTTGGAATTGCTGTTGCACTATCAGAAGCCATATTGTCTTCATCAATAAATGTAACACCAGAAATAGTACCATCACTAAATGATGTACCTTCTACCGCACCAAACTTAACCGCACCTGCAGAACCTGACAGAACTGAACCTGAGTCAGTTGCGTCTGGGATAAATGTAAATACACCAGTTGAGTCATCAAAACCAAAGAAACCGGCTTTAGCACCACTACTGTTATATTTAAATTTAATACCTCTATCTAGATTATCATCTGAAGCATCATCACCAATTGTAAAAATTGGATCTGCAATTTCAACTGTTGTAGAGTTTGTTATTGTTTGCGTACCTGTAACTGTTAAGTTACCGTTAATTGTAACAGTATCTGCTGTTACGTCATCTGATAAGAAACTACCAGTAACAGTTAGGTTATTACCTATTGTTACGTCGTTAGGTAATCCAATAGTAATTGTATTATCACTAACTGTTGTTTCAATCTCGTTGTTTGTACCAGCAAAGTTAAGAGTGTCTGTTCCAACTGTAACAGTATCATCAGAACCGTTATCGGCTCCAATTGTTAATGTGCTTGAAGTAGCCGCAGTACTTACTGCTGTGATTCTACCTTTTGCATCTACTGTAATTACAGGGATAGCACTTGAACTACCATAATTACCAGCACTTACGCCTGAGTTAGCAAGTGTTACAGTAATGTTGGCTTGATCGCCGGCATTTGTAAAAGTTGCTGAACCTGTAGCGTCTGAACTAAGGTTAATAGTAACGGCACTTGATAATGCGTCTGCATCATCGGCTGTACCTGTCAAGTTACCTGTAATGGCACCTGATGCATTTATTGTTGTAAATGTACCAGCCGCCGCTGAGTTGGCTCCTATAACAGTACCATCAATAGCACCACCGTCAATATTGACGCTGTTACTTGCTTGTACTGAAAGGTTTCCAAGTCCTAAGTTTGTTCTAGCATCTTCAGCCGAAGTTGCACCTGTACCACCATTTGCTACTGGTAAAGCACCTGTAACATCTGCAGTAAGATCCAAAGCCGCCGCTGAGAATGTTCCACTTGAGACTTTTATAACACCTGAACTTCCACTGAAGTCTTGCCCGGTACCACCGTATGTTGAACTGATTGCTGTGCCATTCCAAGCACCTGCTGTAACAGTACCTAGTCTTAAATCTTCAAGAGTAGATCCATCACTTTCCGTTAAGTCAAATCTTCCGTTATTGGAATCGTATTTTAAACGTCCACCAGATTTACCCATTTGCACATCAGCCGCTATACCTTTGATACCAAAGTTTTTAATATCAGCCATTTGTATCTCCTAATACTTATGTGTTCTAATTCGTTATCGATAACGTTTGCTTTCGCTGAACGTTACTAGTATTTATCTGTTTTTAAGGATTTTTTAGATGTAGGTCAGTTTAACTATAACGTTTCCAGCAGTGGCATTGTAGTGATTACAACGTGCTCGGATAGTCTGATCTTGGGTGTTTGAATCTGGATAAACATATTCTGGATTACAAATAAATGAACCCAACTCAGTTAAATCATTACTAGGGCTATCACAATAAACATCAGGATCTAAAATAGTTCCTACTTCTATGTTTGGTGAAATGTTTCCTGAGTATCCACTAAATGCAGTATCTACTTCTACACTAACACTTTGTATTTTTCTACCAGGAGATATATTTCCTAAGTTTTGTGTTGTGCTTGAACCGAATCCACCAACAGGCATTGTGAATGTAGTTATAAGTGTTTTAGCATCAACGTTGGCACTATCGGCATCTGAAACTTGTACCCAGGCACTACCAGTATATAAATATAGACCCCATTCACCGTCACCTTTATTAGTAACATAAGCCTGGTCACCGGCCGCTGGTGCTAAGGCATCTCTGGCACTTGTACTACCTACCACAGTTGTGCCACCAGTACGCACACCTTGTTCAATGTTCATTGCTAGAGTAACACTACCTGTGTGTGCCGAGAAGATTCCTGTTTGATCTTGGAATAAGGTAGAATCTTCAAAAATTAAAATTTCTCCGCCATCGTCTCTGGTAAGTCTTAGTTTATCTGCATTAGTGGCCGCCGTTGTTGCAGGTAGACCAGATATATTACTGGCTCCCACAAAATAATAACCACCTGTATCAGCATTACCGTTACTAATAGTAATGGCATTGCCATTTACATCTGATAACGACAATTCTGTTGTTGTTGCTGTAACAGTTAAGTTGGCTATGTTAGCCGCATTAATATCTGTAGCCATATCTTGTGGAGTACTAACTGTTGCATACACACTACCGTTGGCAGTAAAATTAACTAATGTGTTACCACTACCTGAGTCAATGTACGCACTAAATGGAACATACCCACCAATTAGTCCATAAATTGTATTTCCACTATCTGCTGTTGCTACACTTTCTTTAGGCAATGTACTTGCAACTATAAAGGTATTACTGGTTTCTGCATTTAACTGATTTGAAATTTCAGATATATTTGATGAACCGCCAGTTCCACTAAATGTGATACTTACACCATTAAATATAATAACATTACCATCTCCTATTACAGGATTACCTTGATCGCCTGTTAATATAGTAGGTACCGCACTTTGAATATTTAAAAATGCAACTTTTCCACTTCCAGCATCTGTATTACTTAAAGTACCAGAAGAATCAACATATATGTAATCTCCCTGTACACCAGGTATACCAGGATCAAAATCAATAACTCTGTTGTTAGGCAATATCATAAACTGATTTGGTCCTGGACCTGTTTCAGTAACTATACCTATCATCCTATCTGCTGTGATGGCATTTGCCTTTTCAAATCCATTTGATGTTACACTTATAACATCGCCTTTTGAAAAACCATGTGCAGTTTTTTCTAACACATAGTTTAGTTGAGGATTCAAATAATTAAATCTACTTAATACTTCTGTAAAGAAAGAACTTGATACTGATGTTGGAAGTGGGTCCAACATTGGAATACCATTTTCGTTAAGGGTAAAAATAACTGCGGCACCAGTACCAAATATACCGTTACCTGTTGTTGATTTAAATGTATTGTATCTTAACCAATCTTCAACTACACAGGTTACACTTGTTTTTGTTTTTGATGTAATAGAAATAATTTTAAGACATTGTCCTGTTGTGGCACCACCTATCCAGTCGCCCACAATAACATCTAAACCATTATATCTGAAGTCGTCTCTGGTAAGGTGTGAGCCATGTTGTTGTTCTGTAACAGTAAATGTTATTTGCCATCTGTAATATTTTGGACTTGCAGAACCACTATACCATAAATCACCGGAGCCATTTTGATGCGGCCAATAATCAGTACCTGCTATGCTTGTAGCAGTCACACTTAAAACTTTATTAGGATAGTTTAATTTTATTTGTCTTGATTTATAAGATGCCATTATTATTCCTAATCATACATAACAAATTGTACCCAGGCATGTGTGGTTGTACCAAAACCACCTCTACTTGCACCAGTTTCTGCTTCTCGTAATCTTAATTTAACAGTTAGTGTGCTTGAACCATCAAACAATGTGGGAGATCCACTTGACCCACCTGCGGCTATTTCTCTATAACCCATTGATGTTTCAAAAGGTACTATAGAGTATTTGTTGTTTGTATAATCGTATCCATAAAACATGATAGCACCAGGAGGTAAATTGTAAGAACCACTATCAAATGCAATACTTACTTCACCACCAGTGCTACTATTGATTGTAACTGCTGTTATACCAGATGTTAAATTACTTGTTCCTGCTAAATTTCCATTACTTGCATAATTTAATTTAAATCTTTCTATTGTGGTTCCGCCACCGCCTCCGCCACCGGAGATGGTTGCTTCAGTAACACTTGTAATTCTACCTTGTTGATCAACTGTAATTCTTGGTGACTTAGTAGCACTTCCATATGAACCTGGTGTTACGGCTGTGTTTGCCAAGTCTATTGTGGCATCACCTGATGTTGCACCACCTGTTAAACCCACACCTGCTACAACACTTGTAATGTCACCACTACCGCCACCGCCACTTACTGTGGTAAATGTAAATGATCCGTTACCGTCTGTTGTTAATACTTGTCCGTTTGTGCCATCTGAACCTACGTCTGTTAGGTTTAATAAACTTGTTGCACCACTGGCATTTGCTAATACATCACTCAAATCAATAGTATTACCACCACTAATAGTAACAACATTTGATGAGTTATCAACACTCAATGTTTGAGAGTCTGTATTAATGTAAGCACCTAATAGTGATGTTAAATCTACGTTACCTGATTGTCCTGTTAAACTTATTACATTACCAGTTATACTTAAATCTTGTGCATCTGTATCTGTTTTACTATATGGAGCCAACATGCTTGTTAAGTCAACTGTATCATTATTACCACTTATTGTAATAACATTTCCTGATACACTCAAAGTTTGATCTACAGCACCATCAACACCTTTTACATTACCTGCATCAATTGTACTTGCATCACTTAATGTAATAATCAAGTTACCTGATCCATTTACTGTAGCACTAGATACATCTACACCGTTAGTACCAGCATCACCCTGTGGGCCCTGTATATTACCAACATCTTGTGTTGAAGTATTTGAATAATTTATTACAAGATTTGAGCCTACCAAAGTTGTACTTGTAATACCTACACCTGTTGCTCCTGTGGCTCCTGTATCACCTTTAACATTACCAGCATCTACAGTTGTACTGTCGTTAAGTGTTAAAATTAAATTACCACTACCAGTTATACTTGCTGAACTAATACCAGCATTACCATCGCCTTGTGGTCCTGCGGCACCTGTAGGTCCAACTGGTCCTCTAACATTACCTGCATCTATTGTACTTGCATTACTTAATGTTAAAATTAAATTGTCACTTGATAATGTAGCACTTGTAACACTTACACCGTCTGTACCAGCATTACCTTGTGGTCCTACAGCACCAACACCACTTAAATCAAGTGTGGTGCCGTCATATGTTAAATCACTACCTGCTAGTGATATTGCAGGTCTAGATTGTAAGTCACTAAATGTACCAGTAAATGCTACTGTACTTAATTCTGTATTGCTATTTGCTAATGCATTGGCAACTTCGGCCAAACTATCTAAATTGACATTGGCTCCGCCTATTAATGTAGTAATTTCTGCATCAACATAGGCCTGCATATTTGAATTTGCTGTTGTTATATCGCCTGTTGTTGGTATTTTAACCCAGGCGCCACCGTGTGCAAAGTACATGGCCGCATCAGCATGTGAGTGAGCAATAGCACCATGGTATGTTGTAGCACTTGGGAAGTCTGTTTGGTTAGCATAATAAAATCTTGTCTTACCTACGTCTACTGTGCTGTTACTTCCACTTATTGTTAAAATATTTGCACTTAAACTTAATGTTTGTGCATCGCTATCAACGTTGCTGTATCCGTTTGTACTTAGGTAACTAGCAACATTACTGTCTCCATAATTACCTGCAACATTACCTAATGCTGATGTTAAATCAACTGTATCACTGCTACCACTTATTGTGATAACATTTCCTGCTATACTTAATGTTTGGCTTAGTGTTGATAAATCTACACTATTACCACTTGAAATAGAAAGGTTACTTGTACCTGATTCCCAAGTTAAACTTTGTGTTGAGCCTCCACCTGCTTGTACGTTTGCTGGTGTAAATGTAAATACACCTGCATTGTCATATGTTAAACTGCCGTTACCACTTGGTGTTGCTGTGGTTACACTAAAGTCTGTTAGACTTACATTACTGTTGCCACTACCACCGCCACCGGTCATGTCTCCGGCTTCAAATTTACTTGTACTACTATTCCATATTAAAACTTGACCGTTAGTTATACCTGAAGCATCTACATCACTAAATCCTGATATAGACATATTTGCGGCCGCATCTGTTGGATTAAGTGCAAAATAAATTGTATCTGTATTTGCATCTGTTGTGGCATCTATAGCCAAGCCACCTGCAAAAGTTAAGTCATCGTCTTTTCTATCTGCACCTAAACTTGTTTGACCTGAAACATGTATATTTGCGTATGCTAATGTAGTAACGTTGTTTGTATCTAAACTTCCGTTACCACTTACTACAACACTAACAACATCTACTGAACTAATTCTACCGTAAGTATCAACTGTAATTCGAGGTATAGCAGTTGCATTACCATATATACCTGCTGTAACACCTGTTGATACTAAATTTAATGTGGCATTTGAATTATTTCCTGTGCCGCCAGTAACTGTAATCTGTCCTGATGTACCTACAACATTGCCAACATAATCTGCTGTTAAACTGGATGCCGCTGTTACAGTGATCTCAGTAGGTGTTACACCTGTAATACGACCGTCTCTGCCAACTGTTATAACTGGTACATGAGTTGCATTACCATGTACTGCCGCAACATTGTCAGCATCTGTAACGTCAGCAATATACACACCTGAACTATTACTTACTAATCCGCCATTAGTACCTGCTGTTACGTTTAATGTTAATCCTGCTTTGTTTAGACCATTTCCAGCACTATATATATCTAATGTGCCAGGTCTCCATTTATTATCTGCTGAATATACCAATGTTTGACCAACACTAGGAGTATATGCACCTGAGGTAACCACATCAGTTAATGTATCTGTGGTTATATCATATTGGGAGATTTCTAGGTTGCCACTGGGCCTAACTCGTAAAAATTTACCTGCCTGAAGGCTGGTGATATCGACGTCGCTTAATGTAATAAATGTGTTAGCAAATGACATTCAATTTTATCCTAAATAATGTATTATTACACTATTTATCAGATTAGGCGGATAAAATTACTTTGCTTACTGAACCGTATGAGGTATCGTATGTGGTGCCATCTCCAACATGAGCTCTGTCCATTCTTATACGTAGGTATGTAAAGTTTCCTCTAAACGTATATGCTTCTGAACCATCACCTGGATTATTGCTGTTAAACTGAACGTAACTAAGTCCTGCAGAAAATTCAGTACCTGCTGTTACTTCTGGTTTTATTGGGAACCAATCTGAGTCTGTAGGTGTAGTTGCCAGGCTGGCTTCTACATGTAATCTACCTACAAATTGATTATAAACTACTTGGAAAGTGTGCCAGCCATCAGAGTAGCCGTAAAAGGAGTCTCCTTTTACAGCGATACTTGTTTCGCTCATATTAGTACCAGTAGAACCTAGTACATTTATGCTTCTTCTATTAACTGGCATAGTATTCCTCTAAATAATAATACTATTTATCATCTAGACGTTTTCTAATCTTTCCATTAATCTTTCAGCACGGTTAGTAACTTGTCGATACCACTTTGAGTCTCTGCCCTCAACTGCGGCTTTTTTCCAATCTTTAGCCTCTAGTGCCTTCTTGAAGTTTTTAAATCCTGATAGTCTGGTTCTACCCATGTTAAACATCATATTAACTAATATTTGCTGAACTTCATCTGGCCAGTTGCCAAAGTTTTCATATAAGACTTCACATTCGCTAATTGCCGTATCTAAATCTTTTTCAAAGCATTCTTTGACTCTGTCTTCACTTACAGGAAATCCTATATCTTTACCGAATTCGGGATCTGATTCTAAAACCAAATGCCCTACACCAAAGGTAGGCAATCCTAAGTGATCATGATATACTTCATAGACCACGCCTTCGTCAATTTTTAACTGTTCAAAAACTGCTTCTCTATCTAATTTTGTGTCTTTTCCAAAAAACATTATTTCTCCATAAGTTTTATTTTTTGTATTTTATATATAAAATTACCGTAACTTAATTTTAAAAAAGGATACCCTTGAGTAAATTCTTCCTTTGTAAGCCACAAATAATTCGAATACCAATTGTTTGTGTATGTATCGTATAACCTACACTCGTTAAATGTACCAAATATAAAATCTCTAATTTCTTTACCTACGTTTGTATTAAAAGATGAATCGTAAGCTCTTGAAAAGGTAATTTTAATAGGATACTTATCGTACCAGTATTTATTCCTATAGACATACTCGGTACTAGAATCATTGAGTGAATCTATATGATCTTGATCTATAGCACCATAAATTTTTTCTATATAATCTGTATGCTTGAAATAACCTATAACAGTATCAAATACACGTTTTTCATTTAAATATAAATTAATATTTTTAGAACTTAATTGTGTTCTGTAATTCCAGGTTAAATTACTAACCAAATTGTCTAACTCTGAAAACATTAAAATGTCATACTTTACAGAATTTCCTTCAAAACAAATTTTAAACTGATATGAATCATAATAAACTTTGTCTATAGGATATACTTTTTTACCCAAATGTTCTGTGCCTAATGCTTCAAGTTTATATTTGTTTCTTCTCATGTTGAAAAGATAAAATCTTCTCCTGATACATCTACAGTGATTGTTATTTGTGTTAGGTCTTCAAATAAGATTTTTTTACTTAAAGGTTTTTTAATTTTATCTTCAAACACTCTTTTCAGTGGCCTTGCACCCATGCTGGGTTTATAACCGTCATCTGCTAATTTATTTCTACATGCATCAGTAATATTAATTTTTACTGAGCTTTCATTTTCTGATAATAGCTCGTTAGTTTCTTTAACTAGTCTATCCACTATTTTTACCATCAGTTCTTTTGCTAATTTATTAAATGTGATAATATCATCTAACCTGTTTCTAAACTCAGGAGAGAAGAATTTTTCAACTGCTTTGTCTATTGCTTTAACTTTTGTTTGATCACCAAATCCAATTTTAAGTGCATCAGCATCAGTGGCACCAAGGTTACTTGTCATTAATAAAATTACGTTACTAAAATCCACAACTTTACCTGTGCTACCTGTTAGTTTGCCATCGTCCATAACCTGTAATAAAACATTTAAAACTTCTGGTGCGGCTTTTTCTACTTCGTCTAGTAGTAGCACACAATTTGGATTGTCCTCAACCTCTGCCAACATTAAACCTTGTCCTAATTTACCTTCAGCATGTCCTACATATCCTGGAGGGGCACCTATTAATTTACTAACACTATGTCTTTCCATATACTCTGACATGTCAAATTTTATTAATTTACATTCTAATTCTTTAGCAAGTGTTTTGGCAGTTTCAGTTTTACCTGTACCTGTAGGCCCAACTAATAAAAAACTACCAATAGGTTTGTTTTTCTCTCTGAGTCCAGACTTACTAACAATGATATTTTCCACAATTTTATCTATGGCCTCGTCTTGTCCATAAATTGTTTGTTTTACTCTGGTATCCAGATTTTTATAACTATCCACTTTTTCTATGTCTATTACATCTTCGCCTACATGAGATATTTTACTGATAACTTGTATAACATCTTTTAGGGTAACAGTATCTTCTCCTCTGAGTTTAACTCTAGCACCTGCGGCATCAACAACATCTAATGCTTTGTCTGGGAAGGCTTTATTTTTAATGTACCTATGACATAAATCAACAGACTTTTTTAAAATATCTTCTGAATATTTTACTTTATGAAAATCTTCGTAATAGTTATTCAGACCTTTTAAAATTTCTTTTGTGTCCTCAACACTGGTTTCTTCTATATCCAGTTTTGCAAATCTTCTCATCAAAGCTCTGTCTTTTTCAAAACTATCTGCAAACTCATCTGGTGTAGTAGCACCTATAGTAAGCAGTCTGCCTTTGCCTAACACAGGCTTAATCATGTTTGCAATATCAACACTACTGCTACCTGCCGAACCTGCACCCATAATCATATGTATTTCGTCAATAAACAAAATGGCATTAGGACTTGCTTCTAATGTTTCTAGAACTACTTTGAATCTTTCTTCAAAGTCTCCTCTGTATCTGGTACCAGCAAGTAAATCTCCTACAGCAAGACTGTATATGATTTTATTTTTAATTACATCTGGTACGTCACCATCCACTATTCTTTTAGCAAGACCTTCTGCTACTGCTGTTTTACCTGTGCCTGGTTCTCCTACTAATACAACATTATTCTTTTTACGCCTTGCAAGTATATGTACTAACTCATCTACTTCTTCATATCTGCCAATAAGTTTATCTATTCGATTATTTTGAGCTTCTTCATTAAGGTTAGTTGTGTATTCTTCTATTAACTCTTTTCCCTTTGCAGAATTAAATTTGTTTTCCAAATGATCTATAACAAGATTTTTATCTAATCCATTTAATTTGCAAAAATATGCGGCATGAGAATTTTTTTCACTTAGAATACTAATAAACATATCTAGAGGTTTAACTTCTTCTCTGCCACTAAAAATTACTTGTGCTAATGCCCTTTGTACAATTCTTTCTATACTTTGTGTTTTTTTAGGGTCACCTTTTGGTCCATGCTGACTTATTAAACCATTAAGTTGTTCGTCAGTGAGATAATGATTTAAATCTTCTATAATATTATTAATTTCTATTTTACACTCTTTACATAATGTAATAATGTCTTCATTTTCTAAAAGACAGAACATAATATGTTCCAGAGTCACATATTCATGATTTTTGTCTTTAGCAAAAGTAACTGCGTTCTGAATAATATTATCTATATATTTGCTTTCCATAAAAATTTCTTTCTTTAATCCTATTTAAAAGTTCTTTGTCCTCATCGCTAGTTATAGTGGGTACATCTAGTTCTATTAAAATATATAAATTGCCTACGACACCACGTGGGTCTGACATGCCAAGACCAGTCATTTTTAGCCTGCTACCTGGTTGGGTACCTGGAGGCACCCTCAATTCATATTTCTTATTATCAATATGAGCTATTTGAATAGTACATCCTGTCATTGCATCTATGGCATTTATATTCTGCCTAAAGAACAAATCCGAACCATCTCTACCCCAATTATAGGGACAATTTATTTGTACCCTTACAATTAAATCTCCAGGCGGCAATGCAGAGTTTCTAATAGGACCTTTCCCTGCAAGTCTTAGCCTAGCACCATCTTGTATGCCTTGCTGTATTGCTACATCAAAAGTACCATGTCCTGTATCAACTATAATGTTTGTTCCAGTGTATGCCTGCAACAATGATATAGAAACATCTATTATGCCGTCTGGATTTTTTGCAGGTCTTCTAACACGTTGTCCAAAAATATCGCCAAATATATCAGCAAACGGACTGTTACCAAAACCCTGCCCAAACTGTTCAAACGGATTTGGGTTATCATACTGAGCACGTTTGTTTGGATCACTTAATGTGTCGTATGCTTCATTAATCAGTTTGAACTGTTGTTCATCACCACCTTTGTCAGGATGATGCTTCATCGCTAGTTTGCGATAGGCTTTCTTAATATCCTGTTGTGAGGCGTCGCGAGAGACCCCCAAAGTTTGGTAGTGATCCATAGTCATTAGTATAACAAAAATATTATTTATGTCAAGAAAAAAGAGTGCCGAAACACCCTTTTTTTCAATTTATTGGATAGTTTTAGAAAACGTATTTAAATCCAAGTTGGATACGATACAAACTTCTATAGTAGTTGGTAACTTGGTTATCAACTCTATCAATGTTCATACCATAAGCAGGTCTGTATTCATATGACCATGTACCATCACCATTGTTGATGGGTGTAGCCTCTGCAATACTTCTTGCTGTACCGTTTGCTTTGGTTTGCTTACCCCAATCGCTATCAAGGAAATTGAGGAAGTTTTGAATGTCAAGTGTAATAATAAACTTGTCTTTGTCTGTAAATCCTACACCAGGAAGTTCCTGTGTAAATTTAAAGTCAAGTCTATAATTCCAATCTGTTTCAAAACCATTTATTGGTGCAAAACCACCTGCGTATGCTCTTAAGCCAGAAGCGTCAAGATACGCATTAAAGTCATCAGCAAACCAACTAGGTATAATTACGTCTGTTCCAGATCCATCTGGGACATAAAATGCCGCAGTTTCGTCTCTTGCTGATTCTCTGTCGAGACCCCATAAAGCACCGTCTTTATACTGTCCTAATGTGTATGAGAAAGGCTCACCACTTACAGCACTAGCAATGAATGAGAATCTGCTAGGAGCATTTTTAAACCAATTAGCAGTATAGTTACCTACAAAACTAAAGGAATGTTCTCTTTCATATACGGATCTATGAAGTACATCTTCATTAAAGTCAGCATACTTAGTTGTATATTTAAAGTTAGAAATGTTTCTGCTTGAAGTTAAGTTACCAACTGTATCAACATCCATCCAGGTATAGTTAGCATAGAAATCAAATCCGTTTTCAAATGCTTTGCTTACACTAAGGGCAAACAATTCACTTTCACCTTTGTCAGTGTTAGTAAGTAACATATCATAACCTAAGTAGTCAATAAACCTTTCCATTGCTTTACTACAAAGACTGTAATCAGCATAGATATCTCTGCCATCTGGGCCCACACCAATTGGTAGGTTAGTAACAGGTATATCACAATTAGCAATACCGCCAAATGCTGGATTACCGATTCTAAGTTGCTTAAAGTGTAGATCTTTGTCAGTTCTGGTTACTAGGAAATCAGCACTAAAGAAATAATCATCACCCATTACCCAATCAGCACCAACAGAAAGTTTTAACTCTCTAGGTAACTCAAAGTTAGGATCTAATAGATCTGCGTATGCTGGTCTAAAACCAGGTTGACCAGGTTGGTAAATGTATTGATCAAATACTGATGTATCAAAACCATCGAACCCTGCGGCCGCTGATAATGGTACGTTAGCATTCTGGATACCAATACCGTCATTACTGAAAGTACCACCCATCCATACATTTGGTCTACCACCTGTAAAGTATCCAGCACCACCCCTGAATCTTACTTCACGGAAAGCACCGAAATCATCTGCGTCATATGTGAAACTTGCTCTTGGCAAGAAAACATCTTTACCGTCTAAACTGACATCATTTCTGAAGCCATAATAGCCTTCAAGTGTTTCGTTGTACCTGGGAGCATCGTCCATGGAAATTTCTTCCCAACGAGCACCATATTGTACAGTTAGTCTATCACTGACGTCCCAAGTATCTTGAACAAAGAAACTGGTTGTTTCGATTTCAAAGAAAGCGGCTCCATCGGCTGGATTACCACTTGGGGAGTTTCTATAGTCAATGCTATAAGGATTCTTGTTCTCAAAGTCCTCAATACTTGCGTATTCAAGAACACCGTCTGAGTATGCAACAAACCCGTTTGCTACATCAACTGAATTCTTGGCCCATCCAGCAACAAATTCGTGAGCACCCATTAAATAAGATACTTCAAATTCTAACTCACTGGTTTCTGTTTCCAAGAAGTTGTAATGTCTAAATGGATCAGGTCCTACTAGGACTTGTGGTCCTCTATCGCCTTCTCCTAACTCTACGATTGCTCTCATAAAGTCATCGCCACCAACACTTGACTGTGCTGTTTCAACTAATCTATCACCATATCTAAATGTGGTAGATAGGCTGTCGCTCCAGTCACTGAACAGTTGGAAACTGTCAGCAGTCAAGTCAGTAGTTTTGATGTAGTTACCACTTGTTAGTGCTAACACAGTATTACCGCCACCGTATTCACTTACATTATTATTCTCTGATGTTTGATGTGTGTAAGTTGCTCTGTGTGAGTCATTGATGTTCCAGTCCAATTTAACCAACATGTCTTCATCAAGCAATGAGTTATTCATACCTGAGGCCGAACCTGCATCATAGTTATATACTGAACTTGCAATATCAACAATTCTGTTTGCATCTTCTAGACTAACACCATCTACTTCGATTAAAGCACCACTACCTGCGGCACCATATAAACCAGGTTCCATTTTTTCAAATTTATCCCAATTCACGAAGAAGAATAATTTATCCTTTACAATAGGTCCTCCTAATGTAAAGCCTTGTGTGTCCTCTTCGAACTCACCAATAGTCACATCTTGGCCGTCGATTTCGTCACCAACCCAACTGTCTCCAGTTTGGAATCCATACGCAGAACCTGATAGTTCATTAGTACCAGATTTGGTAACAACATTGATAACACCTGCTGTAGAACCTGAGTCTCTGACATCATAATCTACAACACTAACAGATACTTGCTCTACAGAGTCTAGTGATATAGGAGATTTAACTCCAGGATAACCACCAAACTCTAGACCAAAGTCATCTGATTGCCCAATACCATCAACACTAAAAGCACTATATCTAGCATTAGTACCTGCTATACTGATACTTTCTGTGTCGCTACTATTGAATGAAATACTATAAACATTAACAAAAGGCTGTGTAGCAACTGCGTCTTTAAGATCTCTATTGACACTTGCTATGTCACCAATTTGTGATGCTGACAATGTACTTCTTGGTCCTGTGATAAGACCACCTGCATTTACGGCTTGTCCAACAACAACAATTTCTTCAACTGACTCAGCGGCACCAAGTACTAAACGTACTCTCTCCGTTTCAGAAAGTTCAAGAAAGATGCTATCAACTGCACCATATTTTGCTCCACTTTCACCAGTGACCAAGTATGGTCCGCCTACACGAAGATTTCGTGCTAGGAAAACACCTTGCTCATTAGTTACTTGGGTCGATACTGAACCTGACGGCTCATGTACTACGGAGATTTCTGCTCCTGATACCACCGCACCTGAAGAGTCTGTGACTACTCCTCGAATTGCGGAGGTTGTTTCCTGTGCATACAACGGTGTCGTTATAAAAAACGAAGCCATTATGCCAAGGAATAGGTTGCGAATATTCATAACCACTCCTATATTATCGCTTGTGTGTTAAAGCTCAATACTGAGCCGATGTAAAAATAATTTTTACGTTATATTTAACCGGTAATTTGAATTAGTATAAGGATAAGTGGTGATTATAATAAACAGTTTTAACCGTCGTTTTTTAATTTTTTTGGTTCAAAGTTTTTAGGCTTGATAATACTGTTTTTGCCTTCTGCTTCTTCAGGCTCATAATATTCTTTATATGCTTCTATTATTGCTCTGTATCTGATGATTTGATTTCTCATTTGTACATTATTTTTTTGTAGTAACTCATAGTCCTCATCAGTAAGACCAAATAATACAGGATCTATATTTGCTTTTTTAAGTTCAGCAAATACTTCTTCTTGATTACCCTCATTTATAATCTTCCAATTTATTTGTTCTAATATGACAACTGGAGGAAGTTCTAAGTCTAACGGCATACGTTCTACTTCTTTAGTAAAGATTTCTAATTGCTTTGTACTTGCACAACCACTAATAAGGA